ACTACATCTTGTATATTTCTCTAGAATTAGTGGGTTAGCGTCGGTATCGTTAAAGTCTCTAACAAGTAAGTCAAACTCAGCTCTTTCAAAACTAATATTAATAATGGATACTTTAACAGTTCTGTTTGCTGCGTCTCCATCAGGAATTGTTATAAACCTAAATACTTGGTATACCTTGAACCCTCGTAATTCAGATACAACCCACGGGGTTACTGGTGTTTGCCATTTTTCTTGGTAGAACCCTATAGTGTCTGTGTTTACAGCCTCTCTAAATGAAGGTAGTGCTTGTAATTGACACCTCAAACCTCTTACATACCCCTTTTTCCAATAATGTGTTAACATAGCAGGGTAAGATTCCTCAACAAAAATAGGAACTTGTGTTTTATCTCTATCAAAGTTACCAATTCCGTAAACTCTTTTTATATAATTTGTAGAAGTCTGGTTCATTGAAACATCAAACATTCTACTTGTACCTAATTTGTCTATTACCCTAACACCAAAATCAGCAAATGGATTATTTAATACTTGACTCCATGTATCTCCTGTACATACAAAAGATACGTCAGTTGCTCCTGTTACATCGTAAACTGGACCACCAGAAGATAATGAACTTAATCCTCTAGAACGTAAAGTTGCAACTACTTGGTCATGATATTCACAATAAGTGTCACCACTTAGTTGACACAACGTTACACTAGTAACACCAGTATACATTGATTGTTGTGTTGTTGTTCCAGTAATTGAAACGTCGTTAGCTACAGTATATGCCGAGTCTCCATCACCATTGATATACTGAACCCCTAAAGCCACCAATACAGAATATCCGTCATATCTATTGGTGGTTGAGTTATAATCGAAGAAGTTGTAAGTCCAAGTGTCGTTCTTATCACTACATCTATCAGTACAGTCACCACCTAATCTGTGGAATAACCCCCAACTATTTTGACTAGACATCGTCTCATAAGGTATTGGAGCACTGTTTTCTGGATAGTTAATTGAATTACCTGAACATACACCAGAATATTCGTCCCATTGGTGACATCCGTATGACCAACCTAAACTACTTCCAGATAATGGTAGCTGTGATGGTGAACCATTTAATGGAGATGCGTGTTGCCCAACTAATTTTCCTGACGCATATGTGTAAAATGCTTCTAAATCCGCTCTTAGTGTGGTAGTACTACCATTATACATTTCTATTACATTATCCATTCTAGAACCTAGAATTGGTACCAAAGTAGCGATTTCATCTATTACATTCCCACCAGACGATGTTGTAACTGTGTTAGTTGAAGCTGTGAAAAATGAACCAAATTGAGCAGACACAAAACAATGTTCTGTCACACCCGTATCTCCACCACAACATTGTGTTGTAGCACTTGCAGATGGGTCTTTTGCCTCACATAAATGGTTTAATGTTGTACAATCTATATCACCTAAAGTTACAATAGACCAAGAAGGTCCAGCGTCATAACCCGAATAACCCAATACTCTTGTTACAAATAGTTGATTTGATTGCTGTAAATAAGCTTTAGCAATATACCCTAATTCGTATTTAGGTATTTGAGACCCCACATACTTTTCAGCACTTACACCACCAAAATATGTGGTAAAATCACCATATGAACTTATAAATATCGGCTCAAAAGCCGGTCCTCTTAATGTTTCTCCTGCAAGTCCTAATGTGGTAACCCCTACGCTTTGGGATACGAAACTAAGGTCTTTTTCCGAAGTGTACACTCCAGGTGATACAAAAACTCTGTTAGAATTGTTAGCCATCTGTTAATTATTTTAATTTGTTGTTTATTCTTTTTATTTCTTAATAAATATGATTCTCTTACCGAAAAGAATTAGATAAAACTAGGTATTTATGATTAAGTAGGAATAAAGTATGACTATTTTCTACCTTAAGACTATGAAAGACAAGAAACCCATAAAAAACCTAAAAATTAAACCTGAAGTGCATAAGCTCTTAAAAGACTATTGTAACGATAACGGTTTAAAAATGTTTAAGTTTGTAGAAAAACTAATATTGGAGAAATGTAACCCCGAAAGAGATGTATATGGGGAGCTAAAGTAATCTACCACAAAACTCAATAGTGACTGGGTAGAAAGCGTTAGTTGGTGTTATATTTACAGATAACGAATCACCGTTACTAATCTCTATTACTGTGTCATAATCTACACCTAACAATGTGCCATTCTGAAAAACAGTGTAGGTACCCACATTTTGTTGTGTAGCAATTTGTAAATTAACATTATAATCGTAAGTTTTATTTAGTATGTGGTTTGTATTGACAGTGTAACCAGTACTACTAATTCCAGTAGCTTGATTAGTGCAAGTGTCCCCAACTTGTCCATTAAATGTACACCCACTATAAAAATCCCAAGAATCACAAATTCTATCTGGATTTTCATCACTTATAGATTCTGGCCTTTTCTTTTTATTCTTAGTTCCAGTTTCAAAAAGTAACAAAGACCTAGATATAGCTGGGGTAACCTCAAACTCCTCTTCGTCAATTAGGAATCCTTGCATTTGGAATGTGTAGTTTTGCATGTAGAATTTTCTACTTTCTAAATCAGATATTTGACTTTCATCACTTATGGTTTCTAGTATTATTGGAATGTAATGTCCTTTAACAAATGTATAAGCTTGTCTAGAACTAAATTTTTGTAAGACTACTCTATTAAACTGATTTAGTTCTCTCATTCTATTACACACCAACCTAACCTCATATGTTATATCTACTGGTACTGGTTGTGGTATTTTATATAGGTCCATTCCTTTTCTTTGACCATCCCAAGTAGGTACTTTAGCGTAATGAAATGTTTTTCTGTTAGGTATTGTATATTGTAAAGAAGGGTTGGTACCAAACTGTACATCCGGTCTTCTGACCACACAAACGAAAGGTAATTTTATATTCTCATCACCATCAACAAATTCCCAAGTATTCGTAAACTCCCCCCATCTCTGTGTTGTTAAAATCTGTTTAAGCACCGGGACTTCTTTTCCTTGTAGTGTTACAGGAATCTCAGTCTTTACAAATTCCAACATACCTAAATCTAAATCCGCATGTAAAACACTTTTAGGTAAATAAGTGCCGTCTTTAGTAATAAACTCGGCTAATTGTTTTCTTCTTTCTGGGGTAGAATCTCCATTATACCCATGTGGGTAGTTCTGTTGGTTTCTAACAACAGGATAGATGTCTAACGTTTTTTTTACTTTTTTAGGTATTGCCATTTTTATATTCCTTTAAATTCATTAGATTGTGTAGGCACACATACTAATGTTCTATAAAACGATTTATAACCTAATATTGTGTGAGCGTTGTCTGAAGTTACTTTACCGTCATTTGATACGGTGTAATAATTAGTTTTATCTTCAGACTCAGCATAGCCTATGTAGTCACCATACCTTATATCAATATTTAATTCTTTTAAATGTCTAGTATAGACACTTACTCTTAAATTACCTGGTTCGTTATATCTTGCAAGTCCTGAAGCGTATGATGAGTTAGTCGGTTCCGCAATCTGGACGTACGCTTTAAATTCTACCGGTGGAAAATACCTTATTTCTTCCGGTGATGCCTCACCATACACGTCATCCGTATTTGTCTTATCCCTATCTACCCTGTATAATACCAAAGTAAAATTCAACCAACCATGTAGCCATTCCATACCCATTCTCTCCTGAAGACGAAAATCTTCAGAGCCAAAAAACTTATTTACTCTAGTTATTGGTATTTTTTTATCACTCATGACCTCTTTTTATTTATAAATATCATATAAACCCTTATATTTATCTTGTAAAAATTTATAAGTTTTGGAAGTTAACATACCTGAAAGAGAAGCGTCGAAAATACTAGAATCATATTCTGGAGCAAATAACTATATCTTAGGTATAAAAGAGAAGTGTAAAAGTAGATACTATAAACTAAGTAGGAACCAATCAGAATACATAATAGAACATAAAAACTCAATACCAAAAATTGCAAGAAAGTGGGCTAAAGTAGACACATATTATGGTCTACAGTTACAGGAGAAGAAATTACTAACAACAACCCCAGAACAGATATGGGTTGAGAAGATTCTAGTGGAACAGGATAGGTCGTACCAGATATGGGGTAAAGTTTTAGAAAATGAGCAACTTTATAGTTTTTGGGTTCCAAAATCACAAATAGTACCCACACACGATAAAAAGGTAAAAGTTGATTACACACCATTTAATCACCGACCACCACTTCCTCACCAAGAAACAGCAATAGAAAAATTATTAATCAACGAAAAATACATTTTAGCTGACGATATGGGTCTAGGCAAAACCACTTCTGCGGTTATTGCGTCCATTGTTCAGAAATCTAGAAAAACATTAATTATATGTCCTGCCTCACTTAAATTAAACTGGAAAAGGGAAATTGAGAACTATTTTAAGGGTACGGTCGGTATAGTTGATGGTAAAAATTGGGTTGATGATGAATATATTATTATAAATTACGACATCTTAAAGAATTTCCATTCCTTAGACAATGATAAAAAAAGAGAGATTTTAAATAGTAAGTTTGATTTGGTGATTATAGATGAGGCTCACTACATTTCCAACGCTAAGGCTCAACGTACTAAAGTTGTAAATCAAATCACAAGTAAAATAAAGAATGTTTGGTTACTGTCTGGTACACCTATGACATCTAGACCCATTAACTATTATAATCTTTTAAATATTGTTGAGAGTAGAGCTACAACTAACTGGGTTGGGTATGTTTTAAGGTATTGTGCTGGAAGACAGTTTCGTGGTCCGGGTGGTAGAAAAATATGGGACGTAAATGGAGCTTCTAATCTAGATGAACTTAGGGAACGCACTAAAGATAAGGTACTAAGAAGACTAAAAGAGGAAGTTATTGATTTACCGGATAAAATTATAACTCCACTATATCAAGAACTAAAATCTAAAGAATATGAAAAAGAGTTAGGTGAGTATGTTGATTGGTCCGACGGTAATCAAAATCAAGGTCTCGCTATTCATCTGGCTAAACTTATGAAAGTAAGACAGATTATTGCAAATGATAAAGTAGATATCACCTGTGAACTAATATCCCAAGCTCTTGAACAAGAAAAGAAAGTTATTGTTTTTACTAATTTTACAGCTCCTTTAATGGCAATACATGAAAAATTTAAAAAGAATTCGGTTGTTCTTCACGGTAGTTTAAAGAAAGAAGAGCGTCAAAAAAGTGTAGACGATTTCCAAACAGACCCAAACATTAAAGTCTTTATTTCTAATTTAAAAGCTGGTGGTGTTGGTATAACCCTTACCGCTGCAGAAGTAGTGATTATGAATGACTTAAGTTTTGTACCTTCCGACCATTCACAAGCAGAAGATAGAGCGTTTAGAATAGGTCAGAAAAAAAATGTATCTATACTATACCCACTATATGAAAATACGATAGAACAAATAATTTATAACATATTACAAAAGAAAAAAAATATAATAGATACGGTTATGGGCGACAACATGTCGGACAATGACATATTCCAAGAAATCCTAAGTGAGTTGAAGACATTATAATATATTTATTGTAATAGAAATATAACTATTTATAAATAAAGATATGTCAACAATAATAACAACTACCGAAAGAACTAAACTATACACACAATTAAAACATCAATTAGGGGCACCTATTATTGGTGTTGAGTTGGAGGATGAAATGTTAGATTCTTTACTAGAAATATCGGTTTTAGACTATGGGATGTATGTCCAAGATTGGCTTATTGAAAATCA